GTTAAAGAAGCTTTAGATTTATCTGTCGTGCCTTTAGATTTACCTGTCGTGCCTGATGAGGGGGAGGGAAACGACCCTTGATAGTCTCCACCGCTTTCTAAAACGTCTCGTAGAACCTGTTCAAACGTGATATTACTTTTAATATCCTCAGTTTTTTCAGGAGCAGTGGCATATCTATCACTAAATAAACCTCTTTCACGTAAGAAAGAAGTTAACCACTCAGGAAGTTCTTGAGCCATTTTAAAGTCCTATCTTGCTAAACGATTAAGAAGAGCGTTTTGTTGTAAAGTGCTTCCAACTGCTCCCGCTGCTGCACCAAATAAACCGGGGTCTAGTGCGCGAGTTTGAGCAAGAAGTTTCTGAGATGCTGCTTGGGAGGAAAGACCAGAAGCAGCGACGGCTCCTACAGTACCGCCAATTCCCCGTCCAACATTAGCCTGTTGAAGAGGAATATCAAGAAGACCTACACCGAAGCCAACATCACCGCGTTCTCTGCCAATAAGTGTGTCAATTAACGACTGAGCCTGAGTAAATCCTGATGCTCTCCTGCTTGCCTGACTTCTTAAAATACCTTCTTCTAAAGCTCGTTGTTGTTCTGCACCACCAGTACTACCAAGGCGTCCCTGTGCAAGCAATCGTGTCTCTAAATCAGTTCTAAGTTTATCTTCATCTTCTTGAAAGAAAGGTTGCGTTTGTTGATAAAATTTATCTCCTGCTTCAAACGGGTCCATAAAAGCATACTGACCTGCCTGACCTCCAAATAAACCACTTCGTGCTAAAGAGCCTGAATAAAGCTCTGCTAGTTCTGGAGAAAGCTGAAGGAGTGCTGCTTGTTTATCAGGATCAAACTCTGCTACGCCCCCAAGAGATGCCACCGTATACGGAGTTGCAGCATCCGTAGCTGCTCTTGCGTTATCTCTAGCTGCCTGTGCTTGAGCTTCAGCCGCATCACGGGCAGCAGAGGCTTGGGATCGTTGACCAAAAAAACTAAGCGCTGGTCCTGCAATACTACCCACAAAATCAAAAAGTGAAGACATGTCTATTTCCTCTATTAAATTATCTAGCTTTACCTTGTTTGGTAAGAAGTGTTGTGTTAATCAAGCTTGAGTAATGACCCGCTACATCAAACGTCATCTTAATACGAATTGTTTTACCTGTTCTTGCCAACGATACTTTATATTCTTTAGGACCGGCAGAAGGAGCATACTTAGCCGCACCGTATAAAGAGTTTGCTGCACCGTAGAGAAACTTAGTAGCGTCACTGGTTAAGTTAAAAGTTTTAGAAAACTTAGAATCTTCTTCATAATCTTTAGAAATTTCTACAGTAGCTGCTGCGCCCTCACCACCAGTTATCGTAAACAAACCTGCCTTAAGTATCTTAGCAAAAACAGGATCATTGAAGTCTAACCAAGGACTTTGAAAGAGCCAGTTGTAATCACTATTAACAGCACTACCACCACCATCTAAAGCTACATCGTAATAATCTTCATATTCTGCAACGCAGTTAGACAGGCCCATATAAAGCTCACCACTGAGAGTGCTAACAGCACACAAAGGATTATCTTTAAATGTCCAAGTGGTTATACGAGGAAGCTGTCGTCTACCCTGAGAAAAATCAAACACGTATGCTTTGCTATCATCTGGCATAAAGGTAATTACAATACCTTCTTTCTGGTAATAGACGCTTTTAATATTACTTACGGTTGCCGTTGCTAACAGCCTTGTAAGGTCATTACGAACCGTAAGAGACAATCCTTCTAACGGAGCCTTACCATCGCTTTGTTGTACACGAGAAAGCGACTGAAGACCTTCGTAGCTAAGAAACATTACATCAGCATCGACATATACAATATTATCTCTACCGGCTAGACCTACGTCTCTAATAAGTTCATCAAGAACCATAGTAGCTGGATTAGTAGCACCAGTGTAAATAGCAATGTTCTGTTTACCAAAGATTACTATTTTGTTTTCAATAGAACCTAGACCAACTATCTCATCATTGCCCCAGACAGTCTTAAGATCAAGCTGACCAGCAGCGCCTGTGTTTAACTTCTCACCTATTAAGTTGTCAGAATAAAACAAAGTTCCTTTAGCTTCAGTTATACCTCCGTAAAATATCCTGCCAAACTCACCGAGAGCGCAGTTAGGATCAAAGGTAGTTACTCCAGAAGGAGCAATATAGGCAGAAAGATCATCTATATCTTTCCAAGTTGTACCGTCAAAGTTAATAGCTTTGTGACCAGATTGAACACCCCAAAATTCATCATTAAAATTAATCCATTGCCAATTGCTGTCTGAAATAGTTTGGGGACTACCTGAGAAAGTTTGAGTAACAAGTGTATCAGGGGTGGTTGCTTTGTTTAACTTTACAACGGTTGCAGCAGAACCTGCATAGTATTCTCTAGTACGGTCAGCTTTGACGTACTCTCCTATAGATTTTACAGAAGCTGCTACCGCGCTTGTAATTTGTTTTATGCCCTTCCTTGGACCCATACGACCTTCTAAATCGTAGACTACGTTATTAGCCTCAGTTAAAAACTCAGGACCAAGCGTAGCACTTTGGGTCTGGGTATTAAGTCCTTTCGAACCTATACCCGTAAGAATTACAGGCTTAACTGGTTTAGCTGGCATACCACGTTGTCTCATCTATGGTTCTGTTTTCATCTTGCACAATAGCATCTCCCACTGCTTGCTGAAAACGTCGAAGAGCAAGATCAGAAGATGTGCCTCCATCTTCACCACGTTCTGCTAGAGCCAGTGAGTATGCTCCAAGAACAATGATGTTTTCAGGAATAGTAAAAGTATCCGCTGCTAAAGTTCTGTCCGACTGAGGAATAACTGCGTGTACTTTTATATCATATGTAGCATCTGGTGTGGGCCAGAATGAGATGTCGTTATCATTTAAACGATAGTAACTAGGATTAGCAGTCTGGGTGCTTCCAAGATATGTGTAATTATAAAAGTGATTGTCGCTTATCTGTTTTAAAACATTGTCGTTTGTATTGTCTAAAACTTGAAGCACTCTTGATCTGTCGTTAATGTTAGACATATCGTATGTAGCCGTAGAAGCTGATGTAGTAACTGTTTCAATAGAACGTAGAGATGTCCAGTTCCAAGAATCTTCAGCAATATCTTTAGCTTCGTTTACAAACTCTCCAATAAGCTTCTGATAAGAATCTACTTCAGATGCAGAAGAGATAGCCCCTACCCAATTAGAGCCTATAGTGTCCTCTCTAAGCCTAGTTAAAACTTTATCTATAACAGTTCTATAGCTCATTAGTTAATTCCTCATCTAAAAATAGCTGTCGCTCTGCTTCTCTTCTTCTCAATAAACCAGCGATAACTCTTTTGTTTGCATACTTCCACTTAAGAAACTCATCGGCACAACCAAAGTAATCTTCTCTGTTTAACTTCATTCTTGCCGTGCTTCTTTGAAACGCTCCTGATCCAACATTGTAAACAAAACTAGCTAGAGCAGCTAACTGATTTTCATTTACTGGTACTTTAACTAGATGCCCTAGTCTGTTTACCGTTGTCTTTAAGTCTCGCTCCATCAGACCAAAAGCTTCTTCTTTTGTAATCGGTCTATGATCTCTAGTAACTCTGCTACCGTCTAGTCCGTATATCGATCCTACACCTATTGTCCAAATATTAGCTACGTCTGTGTAAGGTTCAGAACGAAAACCTTCAAAGCTTTCGATTAACTCTAAACCTTTTTTATTTATCATTTAGACCACTTGCTAACCAGACGTTGACCAAACCAAAAACTAACGATGACGCTAAAGATTCCTACAATTTCATCTGACCAAAGTTTTTCAAAAAGTTCTATACTGATAAGACCAAAGGCTGACAGAAAAGTTAGAAGGACAAACTCAAGAAAGAAGAAGTAGGTAATCAAAGGGCGTACCGTAGCAGACAGGTTGACTACCCATCGACTAGCACGCTTGGTATGTTCATCGGCATTCTTGTGTACCGCTATGTTAGTGTCACCCACACTGGTAATTACAGCCTCGTCTCTACGATCTTGAGATTGTTGAGCCATAATTTTTAGTTCATGTTCTTTATCCCTGACATCCTGCTTGCCTTCCATGTACATCTTGAAAAGACCGGGGCCAGTTGAGGTAGCAAACCCAAGAAGTGATCCTATTAAACTTAACATTAATCTGCCTTTCTTTCGCTTGCTACAGGAGGGTGGGTGCCATTGTGCATAGAATATAAACGATCACAACTTTTTTCTAAACTCTTAACATTGGTTAATAGCTCTGATAACTGCATGTGGTCTCTTCTAAGATTTTCAGGACTTGCCATCTTTGCCAAAATATTTATTCTTTGTTCCTGTGTTTCAGTAGCAGTGTGTAACTTATCATAAAGGTTGTCCATTTTTCTTAGACGTTGCTCTATATCACTTAAGTTTTCCACTAACTGTTTAATCTGCATCTTAGCTACAGCACTGGCCCCTGCTACGCTAAATAAAATACCTCCTAAAGTTAATATAGTTCTTAGGTCAATCGCCCCTTCCATGATTAACCTCTTGTTTAGTAACATCAGAAGTTATAAACTTCCAATCTGTTCCCATAAAAACTATACAAACTGCTCCGTCCATTTCAGGAGGAGATAGAGTAACAAGCCAATAACCTTCAGAGCTTACCGATAGTTTAATTAAAGCCCCTTCTCTAATACCATAACCACGTATATGTTTGGTAGGTTCAAAGACTTTACTTTCTTCTTTAGATACGCAAGGTATTTCGTTTGCAGTAGATACTTTAGTAAACACTACTAAAGTTGTTAACACAAGTATGCAAAGAAAAAAACTACGTCTTATCATTAAGCTAACTCAGGCCAATCGTAAAGGATTCCAGATTTAGTTACACTACCATCTTCATTGGTTGTGTATGTAACAAACAATGCAGCCACTGCATCGGTATTAGCTGCATTATCAATTGCACTTTCCATAGCAGTTGCTTTGGTGCGGATTGCATCACGCCAAGTCTGGATGTTTGAGGGGACTGCGGTTCCCTTGTCAGCCTTTCGAACAATAGCCCAATCAGTTTGCGAAAGAAGTGAACCCTGTTGGTCATTTATTTCAGCTTTTAACTGCGATTTAACGCCTAGCTGGACTACCTGAACACCATCTTCGTCCAACACTGGCTCATCATTTTCATCGACTACATCAATGTCGGTCAGGCTCTTCGCCGTTTTGACGATAGTCACACCGTCAGTGTCGTATCCCCATGTATAGAGGCGACTATCAGGCGGCGTCTCTGGTGTTACCTCAGTTAAACCAGCAGCAGCTTTATCTGATGGCGACCAGATGTGCCAGTTCCGAGGGTGCGTGATACCGTTATCATCGGTCCACGATTTAAACTCTCGAATTGTTCTGCCGTTATGTTTCCACATTAGTTTATTCTCCTGTTATCTTGCTGTACCCGGTGCTATGCCATCGCCGCCAAACGGGTGTTCTGCGAAGGCCATGTAGATAATTGTTGCGCCGCTCTCATTTACAGAGTGGTCAGTCGATTTAGGTGCAAAACCATTACTATAGAGATCAACTTGATAACCTGTCGTTTCCGCAACATTAAGATTAGCTAACAATGTCGCATTAGGTGTGTTGAACGGTGATCGTTTGCTATCGACAATAGGCCAACCATCCCCAGCATTTGTAATATTTTTCGTTATGACAAAGGCGGGACGGAAGCCTGTGGAAATAAATGGACCTGCTGTAGCTGAACCGTTTCCAACGTAACTCCCGATAGAACTATAGCCCTCAACTTCTGCGAAAACATACGCAACGTAAGTTCCAGATGAGTTATTAATGTCACCACCGACACCAATGGTGTAGACGGAGCTAGTCGGTGTCGCTCGGTATTGCTCAGTGTTGCTTGCAGGTACTGCGGTGCTGTTAAGATAAAATACTTTATTTATACCCACGGCATCGTGGTACGTTGTCCAGTTGCCCGATGAGTCACGACGTTTCGTCCAAATCATCTTAGGCGCAATCCCAAGGCCATGCCCAATTTCTTGATTATCAGAACCGTTACCGCTGTAGGTGACGATGGAAAACCCTGACGTTGTGTTAGCAGTTACAGTGCTAGTTATGTCACCATCAGTATTGCTGCTACCCGTTGTGTTTCCGGCAAGCCACTGCCAAGCCACAAAAGTATCAGAACTACCGTTCATTCCTATTCTAGAACCGACTTGGAAACCATCCGATTCAAATGCGGTAAGACCTGTTGTGACGGTTGCTTCTGCGTCACTACCGTTTGATTTAATTTCTTTTTGAACACCACGAACTGCGTCATACAGAGCGTGATCGGCACCTGTTCCACGGGACTTAACCCAAACCCAATCCGGTTGGAATGTACTATTACCAGATTGATCTACGCTGCGACTTGAGCCTGTACCTGTATAAAGCGTGCTTTGAAAATACTTTGATCCATCAGAGATTGTTGGTGTGGAAAGATTAGCACTTGTCAACTCTTTAAAATTGGTAGTTGGTGTTCCGCTTAAACCTTGGAAAGTTGCTGTAATAATTGTGCCGCTCGCATAAGGCGCACAGCCAAAGTGCAGGCTGTTGTGACCAGTTAGGCCAACCGTATTTGATACACCAGTTGATGCTGGAAAGATTTCTGTACCATCATCAAATATCTCAATAGTGTCATTACTGCCATCGTATTCAATACGCATTAAGCTGTTGGCTGCACCAGTACCAAGGTCTGTAACGGCGCTGGCATTTTTTACAATTTCGCCTGTGCCAAGATTATAGGCGTACATATAGTTGTTGCCGGTGGTTACATTGTGATTTCCGAGTTGGAAGATACCGACGTAGCCAAATGTACCAGCGCTTTTCTGAAACTCACAAACGTATTTACCACCATCATCAATCGCAAATGTTGATGTAGCCCACTGGTACGCATTACCACTTGCAGTGGCGACAAGATTGCCATCAGACAATGTTGCCCCTGCCCACAGTGGGTTAAAGGTTGATGCGTTCAGTGTCGGAGTATCAGATTTTTGATCCGCCGCTGCCAAGCCACTGCTGGTAAAGTCATTCCCGTTGCCGCTACTGTCGTCACCAAGTGCAGAACTGTCCTGCCCTTTTAGGTAGAAGCCATTAGTTCCAAACGTCAGGCTTGACGCATCCTTCGGTATCCAAACGCCATCGTCGTTAGTTTCGCCAAAGCTATCTGGTCCTAATTGTTGACCATCAATAAAATAATATTCTGCAATGTATCCGTCAAATGGACCATTAACACCTTCACCAATTAAATGTTCTACAGCGGAGTTAAGAAACCCATCAAAGTCTTGACTTGGATATGTCGACGTTCCAAAACTAGTTTCTTGAGTTCCATTTATATATACCTTGATACGATCAGCGGCGCTGCCGGCGGTGGTATCAAAAGCAACAACTAGATGAACCCAAGCAGAGGGATCATTAAAAACTCTTGAGGTGCGTAAATCAATTCTAGCACTTCCGCTAGAATAATCAAAAATATCTACACGACCACCCGCACCTATGGTAATGTTAGCCCATGTGCTTCCACCAGATTGATTATACTCTAGCATTGAACCTGCACTGCTTCCATTTTTTTGCCACACGGACAAAGTAAATTTTCTACGGTTTGTAGCTGTGCCAAATGTTTTGGTTAGTTTAGCGTCATCATTTTTGTTAAACCGGATAGACTGTTCAATTTCATATCCGCCGCTCGACGTAAAAAATTGTCCGGGTTCAGTAAACATTCAGATCACCCGAAGTTCAGTTGGGCTGCGCCAAGCAGGATACTGTTGTCCGCCTTCACCATGTACGGAACGATGTCGTAGTCGTTGTTTGCGCTTGAAAGTGTTATCCCTGCCGCCGCAGCCGTCTCATAGTCTCCATGCAATGACAAGGTTGCTGCACTGCCGGAACTTGGCTGAACGAATATAATAACCCCGCATTGCCCTATCTGACTTGCCTCGGTCGTCGGAGCCGCCAATGTGTTCGACCCTGCTGCCAAGGTAATTATGAAGTTTTGATAGGTGTCATAGTCCAGCACACCGGAGGTTGCTGACAACGCAGCGGTGTAGGTGCTTGGCAATTGCGCCTTGGTAAAAGTGTTTTGAACATCTTTTTTAACGGTATCAGCATCGTACTGTTGAAGGGTTACTCCAAGATCAGTCGAGTCATACTTACTGTTTACAGCGGTTTGAACAGCAGAAAACTCTGTGTTAAAATCTGCGCCGGAAACAATCTTAGCTGCGTTAGAATCGGCTAAAGCATCTTTACCAGACCAGCTAACTTGAATTGTATAATCGCTCATTTGTTACCTCTTATGTTTAACTGCGTGAAGAATATCTAGCTATTCCATATAATGATTTAGCACTACCATAAAGAGCTTGATCTCCGTCATCATAAGGCGCTCTTTCTTCTTGTCGTTGGTTTGAAAGCTTTATAAATAACTGTTGCCTAGACCACTTAGGAGTTTGAACTCTAGGCATAGGTTTAAATAATGGTCTTGTTCGTCCTCGTGGCATTAGGATACCCTAAGTCTTTCCCCTGCCCAACGAGCAAGATTTTTCTTTTTCTTTTCCTCTGTCATCTTTTTCTTTTTCTTTTTGACAAAGCTACCGGCTTTTCTGTCTTTAACAGGTTTCATAGTACAACACCATATTCCTTGTTACGTTCTCTGACTAATTCTAAAAGCTTGTCCCGTTCTTTATCCCACACTGCTTTTAACATTTCAGTATTTACTTTGGGATTATCGTCAATAACTCTGGTTACTTTTCCTGTAGGAGTCTTAAGTGCTTTTGTAACTTTCTTAACTTTTTTATCTGGAGGAGTAAACAAACCTCCTTTGTAATCTTTTAAAGCTACGGTGTTTGGAACGTCACCTTTTTCATTTGATTTGTTTCCCGGTGTTTTGCCGGTGGCTACCGAAGGAGTTTCAAAAGACTTTTCTTTAACCTGATCTAAATCTTCTTTATCGGAAAGCAGTGATAAAATATTTTCTATGTCTTCTGCCTCGTCTTCAAACTCTTCTGTATCTTTAAACTCTAATTCATTTTCTTCTAAAAAACTATACAACTCTTCTAGGCTTGCAGCAGGATTTGCCTGTTTAAATGTTTTTGTAAGCAGTTCTTTATATAGCTGTGCTATTTTATTTTTAATCTTTTCCAGTTCTAAGCTATAACTGGTGTCTGATAAAGCTGCTTCAATAGTAATCATATTGGCTTATCCTGTATAAAGGGAGGGAGTCCCTAGCCAAAAAGACCAGAGACTCCCCAGACCTACTTAGGTAGCAGGTACAACGAAAGCAATACCAGCATTGTCGCGAAGTTCCGCAACACCGTACAGCGTATCAGCCGTAAACAGGTCACCAAGGTACTCCTGCTTGTACTGAGTCTGCGAACGGACACCCATTTGCTCCGCAAGGCACAGAGCATCTTTGTGCATCATAACACCAACGCGCTGGGCATCGGAGTTGATGGACGGGCAGTTGGACGAAACATAAACGTCCATGCCGTAGATGCTGCCGATCTTGCCAGTTTTGATGGCGTCACCGTTACCAATGAACTGCTGTTCAGTGAAGCGGTTGATGCCGAGCATGTCGTTAGCAGCAATCGGAGGAATAACCATGCAACGGTTATCCGAAGGAACGTCAGCGTTATCCAACTTGAGGATCATGGCACGAATACCAGCATCCGTCAGGTCAGTAGCGTTCGTGGAGTTACCCGTATACAGGGTCGTTCCGTTTCCGCCAATAACAGCTTTTTCGTAAAGAGCCGCACCCGTGCCGCCTACTGTTCCACCCTGAAAAGCTTCAGAGAGAGTAAACAAGTCAGTATCGACCTGCGTAGCAAGAGCATAGCCAGCGTCGTCGGTGTAGAACCGGCGAAGCGATTGAAGCGCCTGAACTTCCGTAATGTCTTCGATCATTACAGAATATTCATAGTGCTTATTAATGCTAACCTGTACTTCAGTGTGGGTGTCACCCTGAAGAGTAACTGCCGTATTTGCAGCTTTAGCGTTAGCAGAACCACGAACCGGAGCCGGAATGTGGATCGTATCGCCTTTTTTACCGGCGTGGTTGATTTTGGTAACGAGGTTACCTAGAACGAGATTTGCCTTATAACCGGCAATAACTTCGTCGGACCACAGTTCGGGGATAAACTTAGCCGCCGTTGTGGTAGTTTGATGATTAGAACCCAAAGCCATAATTTAATTCCTTTCTTTATGAGGGTTACTTAACACGACCCTCCGCATAAGCAGCTAGGATTTCATCCTGTAACGACTCATAACGAGTAGGGTCAGTAGTCTTAAGTCTGATTAGATCAGCTCTACGGTAGATTTTTTTACCGGATGTAGATTCAGAAGAAGTACGAGAAACACTTTTTCCTGCCTTCATAGCTTGTTCGCGGTTAGCTGCTTTTTCTGCTTCAACTTCACTTGTGTTATTTATCAGTGATCGCTCTTTCCAATTATTCATCAGTTCCATAGCGGCTGGTAAATTATAATTGTGTGCCGAAACAAAAAGCTGCTTTCTTACGGGGCTATCCTGAACCCACTCCTGAAATTTTGAATCTGAAACAATATCCATAAAATCAGGGTGTGCCTCTTTAAGTTTAGCAGTAGTCGTCTCAATCTGTTGTACTTGACGCTGCTGCTCAAACTCACGGAACTTAGGATGGTTTTCAATAACTTTACTGACTGCTTGTTCAGGGTTATCAAAAAAATCGACCTCCTCTTCAGGCTCGACTGTTCCGTTTTCTGGTGTGGTAATCTGTTGTTGAAGAATTCCATCTGTTAGTTTTCTGAGTTCGCCTATTTCTTGTCCCTTCCGTCCAAGTTCTTTTTCAAGGTTTTCATATGAAGACATAATGTCTTCCATCGATTTACCCTTGAACTTTTCAGGCAGTTCCATCTCTTGCTCTTCTTGAGGTTGTTCCACTTCGGGAGCCTCTTCGATGTTCGCATACTCTTCTGCTTCCTCAGGCGTTTCGGTTTTTTCTTCTACAACGATGCTATCCATATTACCAATCCTCCGTCTATAAAGATTATGGAGTTAAAAAATGCTGGGATTAGATATCTAACTCTAATTGATCCAACGCTAGTTTGGTGGTTTCCTCTAAATTAATTATCATATTTAGCATATCCACCTGACCCCTTCGTAAGAAGAGGGTCTTCTCGTCAGGTATGTTTTGAATATTTTCCAAAGATTTTGCCATTTCTTCTAATTCTTTTGTAAAAGAAACCCAAGCGTCCTTGGTAAATAGTTCTAAACGTCCCTCAAGAATTTCTCTATCAGTCACTGTTTGTTAGCTTTTGCAATGTTAAGGAGAGTTTCTGATTGAAGGTGTTGTACTTCAGGACCATTACGCATTGTCTCGGACCTTACATTTTCAGACTCTACTTTAATTTTTTCAATACGCGCCATCTTTTCTGCTAAATCTGTTTGAAGTTTAAGCATATCAATCTCAGGTATTTTAGATTGAGCTTCAGACTGTAACTTAACAGCATGTGCAGTATCTTTCATTGCACCAGCTTTCATCTCTTCAATTTCCATTTGTAGCTTCATCAGTTCAAGCTGTTGAGCCATTTGCTGTACTTGTGCCATCTGAGGGTCAGGCTGCATTGTTTGAGCAATAGCTTGTTTCATTGCATCCCTGTTGGGTACAGAACTGTTTTCAAAGATGGACATGAGAAGCATAGCATGAGGAGGAGTTCCCGGCTGAGTCATGGACATAAGCTGAATAAGCTGCATTACCTCCAACTCTTTAGCCATAATACCCATGCTTGAGTATGCTTTAAACTTGTAGTCTCCTGCCGGATACCGTTCCGGTGCAAACTGAATGTAGCGTAATGCAGACTTGTGAATTAAAGGAATAAGGAAGTTTTCCTGAAAGTTCATAATGGTACGCTTCTGACGTTTAATTGATGCTGCCTGTAACATAGACATACCAGAAGCAGTGGAATTACGGGGGTTGGAGAAATTACTATTAGCTCCATCCATTGCTCCCGTACCCATTTGAACCATGCGCTCTAGTTCAGCACTTTCAGTAAATGTAGAATTTGCTACATTTCCAAAGTTTAAGGGGAACAAGGTTGAACGGGGATCGCCATTTGTAAGAATTGTCTTACCGGCTTTAACCTCGAACTTGACTCCCCTAGGGAGACGAGTAGCATCCACACCCATCATGGGGTGCGTTGTAAGGGCCAGAGCGTCAATCCTTGCTCTTAGTTCTGCATCAAGAGCTTTTTGAGGATTGTAACCTTTCTCTGCCACGCCTCGTCCCCAGAACTTATTAGGAACCCTATCTAGCTGAAAAGATACAAACGGACGATCTTTCATTAAGTACGGGTTTTCAGCCGCCTTAAGAACCACAGAATCATTTGCAATAACAACAACCGCTTCTACTAACTCATCGTCTTCATAATCAAATTCTTCTAACAAGCCATCAGTCTTACTGTTAAGATATTTTTTAGGAACCCTTCCCCAGTATTCTACAAGCTTAACTTTATCCATGTCGGAAGAATCACCATCCGACTCTTCGTCATAACCAAAGTCAACGTGGTCATAACTTCCAAGAGGTTTATCTTCATAAACTCCTTCTTCCATGCCTTCAATTATTTCATACTTAGGCTTGGTAACAATCTGTGCTACACCAAGAGCATCATTAATAGAAGTTACACAGGGATCAATAACAAATTCTTTAGGGGTAAGTGAGTCAACTTTTACAGAAGTAATTACTTTTTCCTCAACACTAACATCTGTAGTAAGAGTGTTAGGAACAGCCATTTCTACTGGTATACGATCTATCTCATCGATAACATTTATTTTTGCAATGCCCGTACCGTAAATAGCAGCATTTAGAAGACACTCAACAACTGAGTCTTTTACTTTACACCTGTTTAAGTCTTCCTGTAAAAGAACTTTAACTACCGTAGCGTCGATAGAATTTTGGTCAAGAACATCATCACGTAGATCAAACCACATTTCTTGTCCAAAAATAGCTTCTTCTAGTTCTGCTACAGTTGATTCAATAGCTTGCTGAGTAGCAGGGGAGATTAATTTAGAGTTTTCAGACTCACGGGTTTTATCTTCATACGACCAAATACCCCGCCAAATGCGATAATACTCGTCCCAGTTTTCCATGTAGTTGGTATTACGGTGGGTTTCCCATTCTTCCACCTTATCCATAACCCACGAAACTAGGGATGCTTTGGGGTCTTTATATGATATTTCGTCCATAAATTAATATCCTGATACAGTATCCAAAGGTTCCCACTCGTCTACTTCTATCTGCTGTGCAAAGTCTGCTACAGAAACTTGGTCTATATATGCTAAAGAGTCCAACAAGTCATCGTGAGAAAGTGGGCTTGGGAAGTCTAGCATCTGTGTAATAAAGTGATGGTTCCAATCTGCTTTTCTAAACTTGATCTTACCGTGTTCAAACCTACCTTGCAAAGACCAAACTATTCTATCTTGTTTTCTTTTGCCACCGTGAGTAACATCTGTAAGATTAACCCACGTACCTCTTGTTCTCATCTCGTCTTCTATGTAAGGCATGATAGCGTTCTTAAGTGCGCCAGCTTCAATCCCTACTGTTGTGGCATTTACATCTTCGGCTATTGTAATAATCTTTTCTGCCGTCTCTTTAATGTTCCAACGACCATGGTGTATGTCTTTTACTAACCACTCGTCACCGACTACTTTAACTACTGATATGGCTGTTTCATCCAGTTTAGAAGACTTTAATCCTCTGGACTTACTGCTCTTTTCAAAACCTGCCGGATCGACCGATACCACATACGAACCCGTTTTAGAAGCCGTATCTTCATCAAACTCTTCATCATCTTCATACTTAACCCACTCTTCTTGAAAAATGCCTCCCGAAAAGCTTTCAAACGTAGCCTCAAACTCTTGACGGAAAGCTTGTGTTGACATTGATTTCTTTGCGGCCTCGATCTCGTCGGGGTCCAAAAAAGGATTATCTGTTGAAACAAACTGATACGACTCCCAATCTTTTTCGTTTTCTGATAACTGGGCTTCTACCCAAAGCTTATGAAAATGGTTCTTACCTGCCGGTGTGCCTATAAACAAAGCACCACCCTTAACGTCTGCCAGTGTGGGCCTAAGTATCATTTCCCACACTTCTGGTTTCATTGAGGCATATTCGTCCATTACGACATATGCTAGTCCTACGCCTCGTAGTGTATCTGGTCTGTCTGATCCCTTTAGATAAATTTTACGGTCATTGACCAGTGTAATTGTAGCAGTGTTTTCATGTGTGCTTTTGATTACATCTTGGCCTACGTCCTTAAGGATTGACCAGAGAATATCTTTAGCTTGTTGAAATGTAGGGGCTACATAGAAGACATCCTTGTCCTCACTTTGGAGTGCTTTAATAATTAGCACCCATGCAGCTAAATAACTTTTACCAAACCTTCTACCACAACTTGCTACTTTAAATCGTTTGTCAGACTTGAAGATTTGCATCTGAGCATCGTGAAGAGTAACCTTAAGATCGGGCATTATTCCATGTCCACAGTAGGTTCACCCCATTTAACTTCTTCAAACTCTGCTTCAAACACTTCCTGTTCTTTTGCTTCTTTGGCTTCTACAGCTTTTACACCTTCGATTATAATATTAACACCCAAGTCCTGATGTTCGTGTGTAATCTCTACTGCCTTTGAAGTAGGAATAATTCTGTCCATACACATCTTCAGACAATGCCTGTCGCCTTCCAATGCCATCTCAATTACTTTGTTTACAATCTCTGGTCCTTTGGAGGACATAAGTTCTCTTGAGATTTTTGTGTATTTGTTTAGGGAACCTTTGGGACGACCCTCTGGATTAAGAGCTTTCATTCCCTTATGGAAGTTTGGATTGCCTCTTTTTTTCTTTGGTGCTTCTTCTGTATCTGACATCTATTACTCCTGACTTTGCCCTACAATGTAGGAAGACAGTTACCATTTCTTACAACTCCAATATCTTG